GCTATTGCTGACCTTTGTGAGAAGATGGACCGTGCTATTGGGAAGCTCACTGACAATAATATGGCCATGACCAATCAAATCTACAACGATATGGACAAAAGAAAAGAAGATACCGTGAATGATATCAAAGAACTTCATTCACGTATCACCACAACAGATAGAAATCTTTCGGATAAGATTGAACTTACCGAACGTAGAATCATGGATGAAATTAAATCTCTTCGTGACCATATCACCGAGCATAATCAAAAAGAAGATGATGATATGAAAGTCATGCTTCAATGGCGTTGGATGATTGCCGGCGGAGTTGTTGTACTAGCGTGGATTATTGCCAACGTTAAACTAGAATTTTTGGCAAAGTTACTGAATTGATTGACTTCTGTGAGGAGTATTGATATAATGATTGCATGGCACTTTATACTGACACAAAATACATAAGATTAGTTTCTTCACGTTTACGCAATTTTAAACAGAAGAACGACAATCTTTGGAATTTCTCATGTCCCTATTGCGGCGATTCCAAGACTAACACACTCAAAGCCCGAGGCTACATGTATGCCAAGGGCAATGATTTATTCTATCGCTGTCATAACTGTGGAGTAGGTACAAATGTCGGAAATTTCATCAAACATGTCGATCCATCATTACATGATGAATACGTATTCGAGAAATACAAATCAGGAACTACCTCCAACACGCATCACAGAACGAGTAGTGTATCACCAAGAATCATCACCAACCCACCCAAATTTGGTCACATCAAAAAGCGCAACATATTTGAACATGGGACCTGGCTCAACGATTTACCGAGTGGACATTTTTGTCTAACTTATGCAGAAAATCGACTGATTCCTGAAGAACATTACAATAAGTTATTATTCACTTCAAACTACAAAGCATTTTGTGATGCACTCATTCCCAATCACGATAAAAATTTAATTGAAGATGCACGATTGGTTATTCCATATTTTAATTATCAGAATGAATTGATTGCAGTATCTGGTCGTGCATTAGAGACAAGCGACCGCACACTACGCTATGTTACACTGAGAACAGATGAATCAACAAACAAATTAATTTATGGCACTGATAGAGTTGATTTAACAAAGAGAGTTTATCTTGTTGAGGGTCCACTCGATTCGTTGTTTCTGAATAATTGTGTAGCAAGTGGTGATGCAAATCTTGCTTTAACGGTGAAAAATATTCAAGCAAAAGAAATTACCTTGATATTTGATAATGAACCAAGAAATAAAGAAGTATGTAAGTTGATTGAAAATGCAATCAAATCGAACCATAATGTCGTAATTTGGCCTGATGGCATTGAAGGCAAAGACATCAATGAGATGATATTGAATGACTTTTCGGCCAGCGAAATTCAAGAGATTATAGATAGTAATACATTTTATGGACTTGAGGCAATAGCCAAATTTACATTTTGGAAGAAAATATGAGTGTGAAATTAATTGGTGTCACTGCACCCTGTGCGGGGCACAATTCTGCTGAAGATATGATTGTGTACATGGCACGTGTGTCAAATCCTAGCAATCAAGATATGACACGAGGTGATGAGAAACTTATTCGTTATCTTATCAAAAATCAACATTGGTCACCATTTGAAATGGTCAACGTTGTTATGGAAATAAGTACAACAAGAGATATCGCAAGACAGATTTTGCGACATAGGAGTTTTTCCTTTCAAGAATTCAGTCAACGATATGCTGACCCAACGAAAGATTTAGGATTTGATTTACGTGAGGCAAGATTACAAGATACAAAGAATCGCCAAAACAGCATTGAAACTGAGGACAGTGAACTGAAGTCTGAATGGATAATCAAACAGATGAGTGTTATTGCAGAAGCAAAACAAGCATATGAATGGGCGATTGAAAATGGCATTGCAAAAGAACAAGCACGTGCGGTTTTACCAGAAGGTAATACACAATCACGTATGTACATGAATGGAAGTTTGCGTTCATGGATTCATTACTGTCAGTTACGTATGGCAAATGGCACACAAAAAGAACACAAGGAAGTAGCAACAGAATGTTGGGAAATTATTAGAGATAAATTTCCAAATGTAGTAGCAGCACTAGAAAAATAACAACGGAGAGAAAATGATTGATGTTAGCAGCATTAAAATAGACACAGAGAGAGATAAATTATTCGATGAACTCGGAATCAAAAGACTCAAAGAATCATATATGCGTGAGGACGAAACAAGTCCTCAAGAAAGATTTGCATTTGTATCCGCTGCCTTTGCAACTGATAATGCTCATGCTCAAAGGCTCTATGATTATAGTAGCCAGCATTGGTTGTCTTATTCTACTCCTATTTTATCTTTTGGTCGTTCTAAGCGTGGCCTTCCTATTAGTTGCTTTCTTCCCTATTTGGATGATTCAGCAGAAGGTTTGGTCAATACTCTTTCAGAAGTAAACTGGTTATCAATGTTAGGAGGCGGAGTTGGAATTGGATTGGGTATTCGTTCTGCTGATGATAAGTCCGTTGGCATTATGCCTCATTTACGTACTTACGATGCATCTTCATTGGCATATAGACAGGGTCGTACACGCCGTGGGTCTTATGCTGCTTATCTGGATATATCTCATCCTGATATTATTTCTTTTTTAGAAATGCGTAAGCCCACAGGTGATCCTAATTTACGCACATTGAATTTACATCACGGAATTAACATTACAGATGATTTCATGCAATTAATTCAAACTTGCATGGCAGATCAAAATGCTGATGATACATGGGAACTCAAAGACCCACACAGTGGTGAAGTCCGTGACAAAGTTTCTGCACGTGAATTGTGGCAGCGTATTCTTGAAACACGTATGTTGACAGGTGAGCCATACATTCACTTCATTGACACAAGTAATCGTATGATGCCAGAGTTTCAAAAGAAAAAAGGTCTGAGCATCAAACAATCAAATCTATGCAGTGAGATTATTTTACCTACAGATAAAGAACGTACAGCAGTTTGCTGCCTTTCTTCTGTGAACTTGGAGTATTATGATGAGTGGAAAGATAATGAACTTTTTCTTCGGGACGTGGCCGAGATGCTGGATAATGTACTTCAGCACTTTATTGACAACGCTCCTGATTACATTGCTAGAGCCAGGTACTCTGCCCAGCAAGAGCGTAGCATTGGTGTGGGGGCTCTTGGTTTTCATGCTTATCTACAAAAACATAACATACCGTTTGAGTCGGCGTTAGCAACCAGCGCAAACAATAAGATGTTTAAAAATATTAGAGAGAAACTAGACAATGCAAATCTTGAACTCGGTAAAATTCGTGGTGAGGCTCCTGACGCTGCTGGTACTGGCCAACGCTTTTCTCATCTCATGGCTATTGCACCCAATGCTTCTTCTTCTATTATTATGGGTAATACTTCTCCTAGCGTGGAGCCGTACCGTGCAAACGCCTACAGACAAGACACCCTCTCAGGAGCATACCTGAACAAGAATAAATTTTTAGATAAAATTATTCAGGAGAAATGTGATGCAGATAAATCACTGGACTATCAAGAAATCTGGTCAAGTATTATTGCAAACGACGGTTCCGTTCAGCATCTTGAATTCTTGGACGAATGGACGAAAGATGTCTACAAAACTGGTATGGAGATTGACCAGCGATGGGTTGTGGATCACGCCGCTAACAGACAAAGTTACATTGACCAGGCGCAATCCATTAACCTCTTTTTTAGACCTGATGTAAATGTGATGTATCTCCATGCTGTACATTTTCAAGCATGGAAGCAAGGACTTAAAACACTTTATTACTGTCGTTCAGAAAAACTGGCAAAAGCAGATAAAGTATCAAAGAAAATTGAAAGAGAAATTATTCAAGAAATTGATTTGAAAGAACTTGCTTCAGATAACTATGAGGGCTGTTTGGCGTGTGAGTGATGAAAACAATTGCTCTGTTCGTTCAACATCCTAAGTGTTCAGTACAATCAACAAATGGTGTAATCAAGGCATTAGGCAACGGCTACAACTATAAGGTATTCACGAAACATGAAACGGAAGACGATTTCTTTGATAATGTGGATCTTATCTGTTTTCCTGGCGGTGTCGGTGACGCTGATTCCTATACTGTATGCTTTAAACATCATGAACGAAGTATCAGACGCTACATTAGGAACGGT